TCCTTGATGTGAATAATTTCATTTGGGCGAGTATCTGTTGTCATTGGGTTTGTATTGGTTGCACCAAAGTTGCGGAAGTAAACCACCTTTTGACCAATAATCTGAACAAAGCCATCACGCAGTCTTCTTACACGCACAGTTGTTGATGGGATGTGTCCAATATATCCAATTTCTCCAGTTACTGTTCTACCAACTTCTAAAAATCCATTTCCAGTTGCCTGAAGATCTGTATAAACTTTTTCCATGCTTGTTGTAAATGAGTCATCATCATTAAGAGACTCTACCCACTCACGCATTTCAAGTTTCATTCTTTCAATTCTGCGACGTGCACGATCTACAGCACCCTGATCATCGTTTGTCTCAAACCTTAACATTGTTCTATCTGTAATATCAAAACGGTATCCAAGACCAACAACATTTTCTACCTTTGCATCAATTGCAGCATGATTTGCAAAAGATGTGTCATAGTAACTTGCCAACTCATACATATTATATGGTGGTGTAATTACATCAAATAGACCGTATCCATTTCTGTATACCGTTCCAGGATTAATCTGCTTTGATTCTGCACCGTCTCCAGCAGGAACGGCATTTGCAGAATTTAAATATTGTGTTGAAGGCTCTACTGAATTGTATGCATATGTTGCCTTAGAAACTGTTCTTGAGGTTCTACGTTTAAAGTTTTGATCAATGCCAACATAGTCTTTTAAGATTGTCCAGTCTTTTCCAAATGGATCTTGTGTCTTAAATAGATTCTCAGACTCTTCTTGAGTTCTAATACTTGCTTGAATATAATCGTAATCTTCGCTCATGCTTCGTACGCATCTCTTCCATGTTTGTTCATTGTGTCTTGTGCTGCTTTCCATGCACCTAGATCGTTCATTGAAGGGATAAGTCCGTTCATCATTCTATCTAGTTGCTCTGAGTGCTCTTCTTCGCTAACTCTGGTAAGTCCAGGAACAAAGACAGCCTCTCCCTCTCCATCATCACCATAGTGCTTTGCAGCATTTTTAAGTTTAGTAATTTGTAGAATATCTCCACGAGTAGACTCAATGTTTAAGATATTGCCTTCTCCGTCGGTAAACCATTTGCCATCTGACTTCTTATAAACATAAAGTCCCCAATTGTATTTCTTTTCAATGACCTGTCTACGGACATTACTTACAATAGGCTTACCAGTTTTTGGACTAATTAATGGATTCATGTACTAAAGTATACCAGATTAGACTGGGGTTCCGAGTCTAATAGTCCATGTTGTGTCATTATAGACCTTAAGTTTCTCTGCATCGAACACCATGCCCTCTTCATCATCAATAATAATCTTATTTGTTCCAATATATGTTTTATAAACGTCAGAAGGTAGAACTCCATATAGATCTGAGGCAGAAATAACAAGAACTCCTTCCCAGTTAAAACTATTAAGCCAGAATTCCCAGTCAAAACTTGTAATACCGTCAGTTTGAACCTTAAGCCACGGTCTAAGAAGATTACTCTGAACCTGCTGTAGATTATTTGCTTGGTAGAAGGCAATATTATTAAATACAAGAGGACCAGTCAAATTAATAGAGCCAAGGTATAGGTCAAAACTTAAAGCACTTGCAAATGCAATTCCTAGAACACCCCATTCTTTAATTGTTAATACTGGCTCTCTTACGATTGATCCATTTAGGAAATAAGATATGCCATTGTATAAACTATTAGTTGTTTGGCTCATAGCATATATTCTTGCTCTTGTACCTTCTGGATTATCTGCAACCATGTAAAACTTAATTGTGTCTGCCTTGTAATTTATCTCAAAGATTTCGGTTGGAGTAATAGGGAATGCATCTTGGTCATAGCGCATCCAAACTTGCGTAGCACTTATTCTATAATTATCTGCAATATTTTGGTTAACTGGAATTGACATTCCACGACTTACGAATGGGTCAAAACTTCCACGCACCTCTACGCCAGAACTTCTATTTAGGTATAAATATGGAGTGCTTCCTTTATAAATGCTAAATGGGTTTTTTGCCTTATAGTCATAGTATAGTCCAGACCTTGTATATGGGAACATGTTGATACCAAATCTAGTGCCGACTGGATTAAACGAGTTGTCATTAAATGCTTGGGATGCAAGTTCTAGCCTTCTTAACTGAATAGGCTTCTTTAAGATGCCACGAATATTAAAATCAAGATGATATACCAAAGCAAGATCATTAAAGTCAACAGTCTTTGTTGGATAAATTAAAGTATTGTCTACTACTTCAAACTTTGTTGATAGCCAATCTGGGTATTCGTCCATATCAATAATTGCTCCCTCTCTTGCTGGAAGCACGGTTGTAAAATCTTCTTGTGGCGCATTGGCACCTGTTTCAATATACTGAAAAGTTATATAACTTCTAATAGATGCATCTGATGTATCATACTCATAATACTTTTCTGCTCTTTGAGCCATGTCCTCATAGTTATTCCAGCCAGTAAATAGGTTATTATCTAATTGTAAATAGGTTCTTTGTACTGGATGAGAGTACTCTTCTTTTAGTTCTTGATATGTCCAAGAACTGGTTGTTTCAAATTCCGCTAACTTTGTAGGTGATGGATATCCTATATTAAACTGCAAAAAGTCTAGATCATAAAATTTATTGCCAATGTCGTTAGTTACAAATTGTGCAAAATATGAAAGAGGCATGTAATCTTCCCAGTAACCAGAAACACCAATATCAAGGAAGTAGGAACCGTATGCCTGAAGCGGTAAAAGAGTATAACTTGCAGTGTGCTCAAGAAGTGCTATAGCGTTTTCTGATTCAGCAGAGCCTGTTGCCAAATAACTATCAACGATTGCTGTTCCATTATCTTCAAAGTGACTCGTTAACTCTACCGCATTATAGTTTGTTGCAAGGCCTGCTGAGTATATTTTTCCAGTAAATTGTAAAGATGCATCTTCTTCACCACCAACATACATTTTTAATCCATTTTGATTTCCAAAGAATGTGGCAACATTTCCACCAAAAGTGGTAACAAGCGTTTCAATTTCAATACCTGCTGCAAATTTATATCCAGACTCAATTATGTCGCTTGTAAAGATTTCTTCTTCTGTGCCATTGAAGTAAAGATAATAGTGGATTTCATCTAAATCTTTTCTAATACTAAAATAATTTCCAGTAGTTGGATTATAAATCTTAAAAAGTGTTTCCTCTGATAAAAGATTTTCTGATGAAAATACACCATAGATTGTATGTATGGAGTCATTTAATATATTAAAGTTGGGGAAGTTGAAGTAGCATCTATCTGAGTTCCAGGAATTATTTGGTCTAAATGTTATAAAGTTATAGTCTAAAGGATCTTGTATTTCTTTGTTATCTGCATACAGTTGTGTAAGGGTTTTTGAGTCAAGGCTTATTTCTGGAAGAGAATATTGTGGGGTAGTTAAAGAGTTTGATGTTGTTGTAAGATTATCAAATGCTCCCTGCTCCCATTGAGCAAAATCTGGATAGTTATAGTTTGCGGTATAGTCAGCAAAAGGATAATCTATAAATGCTGCTGTTCCACCATATGCTGAGTTAATACCTTCTGGAGAAAGCACACCCTGTCCATATACCCATCTACGCTTTGCAATATTAATTGCAACGGAATATGGATAAATTGCAACACAGTCTACTTCAACTGGAGTAACATCTGTGTAAGCATAAAAACCTAGCCAGTCTTGGCTATCACCAAACTCATCTAGAATTTCTGGAAGATCTAGCGTATCTGTATTAATAGGAAGATTAATAATCTCTTCTCCATTTAACAATACCGTTGCATTATTTCTAATTACTCTAACATGAATAAGCATTGGTCTAAACCACTCACCAACGAAGTGAGAAGAAAACTCGGTGCCTATTACAAGTGTTAAAAATCCAGACTCAACGTATAGTCCGTCATTAGATGAAATTGGACCAAATATTTTTTTAGGCTCATATGCATTAGAGTTAATTCTTGTCCAGAACTCAACCGTATATTCTTTATACTGGCCACTCTTATTTAAGAAACCTTTTCCTGGAACAATCAAAGAAGGTTTGTTATTAGAGTTAGGAGTCATTCTTGTAATATTGCTTGCACCAAATACCATTGGCACTCCGCTGTTTCTTGCAATCAAAGCATTGTTATCTACAAGATAGTATCCAACTTCTCCAGCAAGACCATATGGATCTGCCTGTACTGCTTGGGTTGCAGAAAGTGCAATGTTTGTTGGAAAAGATACTGGTGTAACACCTAAAGAAGTTGTACTAAATTCTTCAGACCATTGACCTGCTGTAATTCCATTAATGTAGAAATCGTAGTCTCCAGCACTGCCACCACTTGCATAGTTTAATTTTATAACAACCTGAAAGTCAGTGTTCTCGTCTACTATATCAAATGTTCCAGATACAAAACTCCATGACTGAAAAACGGAAGTTGTAAAAAAATCTAATTCTTCTATTGGCAAAGAAGTAGTAGTATCTATATATCTAAATCCTATTTCTACAGATTGTAGATATGCACTATTTGAATAAAAATATGAACCAATAGAAAAAGATCCAAGGGTACTATTTAAATCTTGGAAATTAACTAAGTCTGGACTTATTAGTGTAACTGTATCTGTTGCACCACCTGGAACATCGCCCTCAACAAGTGTTGTATAACTGTCTGGAAAAGGTTCTCCAGTTACTC